CCATTTAATGGTGATTTTGTTAATCTTTTAAATCTTGAATATAAAGGTAAAAAAATTGGTACACTTGAAAAGTTAAACGAGCTTATAAAAGACACTGATTTCTTAAAAGAGCATGGTGATAAAGTTACTATAGCTGGACCTAGGATACCTACTGATGAAATAAACCTTAAAGAAGCTTTTGAAATTTGGCATTTTATTGATCCTTCTGCGGGTAATACAGTTGTAGTACCTACTGAGATTGTAGCTAAAGCAGGGTCTGACTTTGATGTTGATGCATTATTCTTTTCATTTCCTAATATAAATAAAGACGGTTCATTACCAACTAACAAACCAGGAGCTTCTATTACAGAACAAAAAAGATTTGCTCAAAATGAATGGATTAGAACTAGTGTTAATATAATTAAAGATGCATCTAATTATGGACCTTTAACTAAACCTACTTCTGCATATTTAATTGAAAATGAAGTTAAAAGATTTTATGGAGAAAGTGCTAGATTGTATGATCCTACAAAAGAAAATGTTCAACCGCATTTAGGAAATAGGTATAGCCCTTCAAGATTGTTTGATACTGAAGCAGATATAGCTATACATACTGAACTATTAGGTGGTAACAGACCATTAGGTATTTTTGCAAAAAAGAATAAACAGCATGTATTATATACAACAATAGGTGCAAAGTTCCCAAAACAATATACTCTTGAATTAGATTATGATGATTCAAATATAAAAAGAAATTTTGTTTTAAATTTTGATCATAATAAAACTAAAAATGGTAATATATCATTATCAAATAGAACTAATGTAGATGGAATTAATATAGGAGATATTTTTTCACATGGTCTTCAAGGAATATTGGATAGAGCAAATAACTCATTTATGAGTAAAGCTAATATTATTAAAGAAACAATTCCAGTTTTAAATAGAATGATTGAAGCAGGTGTAAGTTTGCCAAAAGCTTTAGCATTTATTAATCAACCTTTAATTGCAGATTATATAATTGAAAAAGTTGAGTCATCAGGATTCATAGCACAGACTCTTGACCCTATATCAGATGCAAGTATATTAAATGGATTAGGTACTAAAATTACAGGAGAGGCTTTAAAAGATTTAGAATCTGCTTATAAGTATTCAAATGGAAAAAGAGTTCTTGAAATAATAGATGATTTTACCAAAAATAATTATGATAAACCTATCTTCATAAGCTACTTTGGAAAAAATATTAAGTTCAAAAATATAAAAGATTTTAAACAAAGATTTAACCAAGACCCTACTCAAATACAATCAATTAGTATTAAAGGTAGTCAAGCTAAACCTCAAGAAATATTTAAGGCTGATTTTATTAATGAAGAAAATGTTAGCTTAGTTCCATTAAGATATCAAAATTATTATGTTTCTGAATATCTATGGAATAAAAGTTATAAAAAAGAGCCAACTGCTTCAGAGCTTGAGTCTAATGTTAAAAATAATAATATAGACACAACTGAACAACTTGCTTTGTTAGCTCATTTCTTTCAAATTCAAGATCAATCTAGCGGTATGGAACAATTAGAAATATACTTTAGTCCAGATACAGCAATGGTTGATACACTTACAGCTGTAAAAAGAAGAGATAAACTTGTTGAAGAATTAAAAAAGAATACTAAAGTAGATAATGAAACTTTAGAAGCTTTAGTTAAAGACTCAATAATATCTTCAATGTATCTTAGTAAAATATATTCTGATATAACTCAACCTTTATTTGCTTTAAGATTGGACCCTAATATTATGAACTACGTAAACATTTCTTTAGATGTTGATAGAAAAAGAATAAGAGAAAGATTTGGTAAAGGGCAAGATGGAAGAACTAGATATATCAATGCATTTAACAATGCAATTGTAGATTATATTTATCAAAATACTCTTTCTAATTTTACAAATGATAATAATATTCCTGTTGAACTCCCAGAACAAGTAGATGGGAAACCTGTAGTTAAAGCTGAACTTTCTACAGAAAATCCTATAAGAATTTTAGATGATAAAATAGAAGTTGATTTAAAATCTTTAAAGAATAACTTTACTGGTAAGTTTTTCTTATCAAATAAAAGTGGAAGACTTTCTTATACAAATAGAAAGTTAGATACATTTGATCCTTTACAAAATCCTTTTGCAAGATATAGTCTAGAGAAAGAAGTATTATATACAAAATATAATGAATCAGATTTTTCTTCTGCAGAAAACTATGAAGCTTTTATATCTAAAAGATCTCTTTTAAATTCATTTAATAGGTCTTATATAATGGGTAATACTAAATACTCATATACAAGAGATATCTTAGCTATTATAAAAAAGAATCCAACATTGCTAGAAAGATTTCCAGTACTAAGACAATTATCAGAATCTTTCTATGGTAAGAAAATTGTTGCTAGCGGGGAAAGTACAGGGTTATCACTTCTTGAATTAAAAGATAAGAATTTAATAGATTCTGCAACAGCTTTTGAATATTTTAAAAACTTAAACCAATTAGGCAATCCAAGTTTTGTTAAAAATAAAGAAGTAACAGATTTATTTAAAAACTTTTCTTTAATGATGTTCTATCAGCAAGGTGTTGGTAAATCAAAGGTTTCATTTTCTCAAGTATTAAATGGAGAAGCATTTTCATCATTTATGAATAACTCTTCAAATTCATTTATGGCAAAAGTATTTACTAAAGCTAATGAAAATAATTTTAGAAAATTATTAAATGACATACATAATAATGTATTATCTGCAAAAGCTTATAAAGATTATTTAAAACCTTATTCAGCATTTTTAGGAAAAAATATTGAACAAACTGAGTCTCCTGTTTCTGATGATCCAGAAATTGCAGAACTTCAAAGAAAACTTAAGCTAGCAGAAATAGAAGGTAATGTTCAACTTTATATGGATCTTTTAAAACAAATAAAAGATTTAGAAAATAAAGATAAAACCCCTCCTGTAAAAGACCCTCTTGACATTCCTTTAGAACAAGGAAGATATGTTAAAGATAAAAAAGGAACTGTTTATGTTATCACTAAGTTAAATGCTAATGGTACATGGCAAGGTTTAAATTTAAATGCAGAAGGACCGCAAGCTAAGAAATCTTTTCTTGGAAAAAATCTAACTCCTTTAAATAATAAAGCTAAAAAGGTTACTTATAGAGGTGCAGATTATTTAGTTACAGCTAAGGAAAATATTATTTCATTAACAACTAATAAGAAAATGAAATGGGGTCCTACAGATGGTAACAGAATAGCAATACTTGCACTTGCAAAAGAAGATGTTCCTACTGATCAACCAACTGCTGAGAATAAACCAAAAACTAGTTCTAAAACAGGAATGACTTTTAATGAAGGTCAGTTAGAAGCAATTAATAAAATGGAAGATTTCTTAGCAGGTCAAGATAAATCTTTTGTTTTAATTGGTAAAGCTGGTACAGGTAAGACTACAATAATGAATGAAGTCTTATTAAGATATAAAGATAAAAATAAAAGAGCTAAAATTAAAGTAGGTGCTTTATCACATAAAGCTGTAAAAGTACTTGAACAAGCATTAGATCCTAAACTTGATTATACTAGTTCTACAGTAGCATCTATGTTAGATTTAGTTTTAGATAATGATCCAACTAGCTCTACTTATAAAAAGTTTATTAAGAATCCATTTGTAATGCATGATAAGAAAAGCAAACCTGATTTAATCATTATTGATGAGTCATCAATGATTACTCAAAAAGCTATGGAAGATTTATTTAAAGAAATGGAGCCTAATGCTAAAATTATATTTTTAGGAGACAAAGGGCAGCTTCCTCCTATAAATGAATACGTTTTAGATAAAGAAGATGCTGATAAAGATTCCCCAACTTTTGATATTGAAAATTCTGCTGAACTTACAACTAGAGTTAGACAAGGTGAAGAATCTCCTATACTTCCATATGCAGATAAATATTGGAATAATTCTGATTCAGAATCTCCTGTTCAAGATCCTGTTGCTCCTGAACAAAGAATGAGTAATATTACTACAGAAGGTATTTTAGTATTTAAAGATGGAGAATCAGCTATAAATATTGCAATTGAGGAATTTAAAAAATCTATAGAAACAGATGATTTTAATAGAGTAAAATATATAGCTTATAGAAATGCTAGAAGAAATGCTGTAAATAGATTTATACATAATACCATTCATGGTAAAGATGCAAATTTATATGAAGTAAAAACTCCTTTAATATTTATGGAGGGTTATAACACCTTTGATATGTCTGAAGGAAATATAAATTATGATAATTCTAGTGAAGTTGTTATAAGAGAAGATCTAGGTGTTCAAGAAGATGATAAGGGTGTTAAGGTAAGAACTCTTAGGGTACAAGATGAATTTGAAGATAAACCTAAAAAAATAAAAATTGTTGATGCTAATGATCCTTCAAATGTTACTAAATATAAAAGTGTTATAAACGATTTATGGTCTGATTTTAAATCACATCCAAGAGGAAGTGCAAAAAGAAAAATAGCTTTACAAGAAGTTCAAGCTTATCAAGCAGCTTATGCAAAGGTAGATTTAGCTTATGCAATAACATCACATAAGTCACAGGGCTCTACGTATAATACAGCAATAGTTGATGAAAATGATATAATGGGTATTAAACCTACTAGCAATAAAGCAAAATCTCAAGCCATGTATACAGCTATTACAAGAGCTAAAAATAATGTTATTATTATATCAAGGAAAGCTAAAACATATGATGGTGAAGTTGTTTTAATTGATGCTGCAGATAGAAAACCTACAAT